AAAAATCAATTAATAAGGCTATCAAAGTCTATTGATGAAGAATACATCCCTGTACCGATCATCGTAAATGAAAAAAAACAAATAATAGATGGGCAACATCGTTATGAGGTAATCAAAACACTCAACAAGCCTATATATTTTGTTGAAGTTCCTGGATTAAGATTGCCACAAGTTCATCGGCTGAATAATAATTCAAAAAATTGGACGGCAACCGAATACATGAACGGGTATGCTAAATTGGGTTATCCTGATTACATCCAATACAAAGAGTTCAAAAAGAAATATAATTTTGGACACAATGAAACAATGGCACTCCTGAAAAATCTGCAATCTCGACCAGGTGAAACCTATAAGGATTTCCGAGAAGGGCTATTCGTCATTAATTCATATAAATCCGCTGTAAGAAATGCTGAGAAGATATTAATAGTAAAACAGTATTATGATGGATATAAAAGAAGATCATTTGTGTTTGCTATGATGAACTTATTCAACAATGAAGATTATAATCATGCTGAGTTTTTGCATAAGTTATCATTTCAATCTGTGAGATTAGTTGATTGTACAAATGTCAAACAATATATATCGTTGATTGAAGATATATATAACTATCATCGATCAGAGAAAATAAGGCTGTATTAGTAATTAATGGAAATAATGGGGCTGGGAAACTGGCCCCATCCACATACCGAGGTACTAATGGAAATACCAGATCGTAACGGCTACGAATTTGAAGAAGCGGCAGAATTAGCCAAGAAAGCAATAAACAGATTAAATGTAACAAAGATTGCAGTAGAATATCTATTTGCTAAAGATGACTTTGATTTAGATGAAATGAAATACTGCCAGACTATTGAAGAATCATGGCATCTTTTCACAACCGAACAGAAACAAATACTATTTTTTCATATTGTACAGGGTTATAGCTTCACAAGTATAGGAAAATTAAATGGTTACACACAACAAAACGCATCGAAAATCTTTGCAAAAGCGTGTGAAATCATACAAAATAACATATAAATAGGTTGTAGTCACCTCTAAAGGTAGAGGGATCATCCGTTCCCTTACTCGCTAACGAATAATCGAATGGTGGGCGAAAGACAGGAATGACGGGTACGGTTCTCGAGAACCTTTAAAATGCCAGACATCAAAGAACCAGATAGGGGAATAGCTCTTAATGTAGAGTTGGTCGGGATTAAGAACCTAAAGACTACCCATAACTGGCGATTGGAGTTTGATGTATATGAAATTGATTCACCAAAAGTAAAAAGCCTTATGGATAAAATAAACAAACCTCTCGTGATGGCATTAGTCGATGAGTGAAACGGACGTAAAGCGGACGGCCAATGGTCAATTTGAAAAAGGCTATAGTGCTAATCCATCCACACAATTTAAACCTGGAAATAACGCCAATCCAAATGGAAGGCGTGGTGCATTAGCTGATATAATCAATGATGTATTTGAAGAAGCAGATGTTGATGGCAAGTCAAACAAGGAAAGAATGATTCGCAAAGTTTATAGAATGGCGATGAATGGAAGCCTCGGTGCTGTATCATATCTATCCGACAGATCAGAAGGTAAGGCGAAAGAATTCAAAGAAGTGACCACCAAGACTGAACCAATCAAGATCATGAGTTTTGACTAATAATTGGAAAGCCAACAACTTACGCAAGAGTATCATTCTCGATCCACATCGATTCAAAGTGGTGGTAGCTGGCCGCAGATGGGGAAAGTCTTATCTAAGCCTTATGTGGCTATTAACAAAAGAAATCCAACCTGGGGAACGTAGATGGATAGTCGGGCCAACATACCGAAGTTTAAAGAGTACGACATGGCCGATACTCAGGGCATTAATGAGACAGCATGAAGGTGCGGTTATAAATGAATCAGAACTATCTATCAGATTACCCAATGATTCAGAGATTGCTCTTAAAGGCTCTGAGCAAGAGAATAACCTTCGTGGTGCTGGATTGGATATGGTTGTCATGGAAGAGTTCTCATATATCAAGCCTCATGTATATGAAGAGATTATCTATCCCATGCTGACAACAACACAAGGTGAAGCCTTATTCATTGGTACACCTAATTCATTTGATCATCTATATGATTACTATCTACGGGGCCAGAGTGATTCTGATTGGAAGTCGTGGCAGTTCACCACAGAGCAAGGTGGTTTCGTACCTAAAGAAGAAATAGAGAGAGCAAAGGCAACAATGGATGAGAATACCTATAAGACTGAATTCCTTGCTGATTTCGTGAGTACAGGAAGCCGTGCCGCATACAACTTTGATCGCAAGATTCATGTGAAACAGGCTGAAGAATTAACTGCAAATCTATTCTGGGGCATTGATTTTAATGTTGATTATATGACGGCTGTTCTCGGATGTGAATACTCTGATGGTACTATCCATTATTTCGATGAGATAAGACAAACCAATTCTAATACTGAGAACCTATCGAGAGCCATGAAGAAGATTGCGCCAGGGATCAACGTATATCCAGACAGTTCAGGAAGGAATAGGTCTACAACATCTAATAAAAGTGACCATCAAATTCTTATTGATAACGGCTTTAATGTGGTTGCAAAGAAAGCTAATCCGCCGATAATTGACCGAATCAATTCTTTAAATCGTCTGCTCCTTGATGCCAATGGTAAGATAAGAATGACGGTTGATCCGAAATGTAAATATCTGATTAAAGATTTAGAGCAAGTACAAAGATCAAGGGATGGAAAGATTGAAAAGGTAAAAGATATAACTCTTACTCATGCCTTCGATGCTTGCAGTTATTATATTGCTATGAAGCATCCTGTGGTTCAGAGATTGGCACAAAGTTCACAATGGTAACACATGGAATATAATTTTCACGATAAAGTAATGCTTCCCTCACTCGGTAGGGATGTAGTCATGCAATCAGTACAACGTGCTGAGAATGATATGAAGAAGAAAGATATAGCCGAGAAAGATACTGCTCTTGACTTCTATTATAACAAGAACATGGATACGCATCTGGCTCAATGGTTTCCAGGATCATCATTAGAACAAGTGCCGCCATTTGGTATGCGTATTGTACCGAGATTTGCAAAGGCAAGGATGATGCTATTCAAAGCACCTCCCGAAAGATTTATCAATGGTGAACCAGCAGATGAATATACAGACATTGCTTACCATCTCGATAGTAAAACAAGGGAGTTCGCAGAGATAGCCTGGCTTGTAGGGAAGTGTCATTTCCGCAGTAAGTATTCGGATAGGCATGAACGGATTGAATACGATATAGTCACCAATGCTAAAGAATATTATCTCTATGGTGAATCAAGTCCGTATGGTATAAGCTATGAGGTCGGTAAAGATTTAAAAGGTGATCGGAAGTTTGTATTCTGGAGTGAGTCAAGAAATGGTGAACCTGGATTGCATTTCGCATTTGATACTGTTGGCCGTGTCAATCCGATAGGTGACAACATAGAGATGATTAATCCCTATGGTATCTTGCCCTTGAGTAAGGTTGAATTCACATCAGATAGTATGGATGTTGCCAGATGCTCACTTCAGGTTAGTATCGCTATGACTGAGATCGCATTAGCTACAAGGTTTGCATTAGGTCAGCCAGTCATCACAGGAATAGATACAGAGATTCCTAATCTGAAGGCTGGTATCGAAAGACTAATATCATTGCCTGAAGGCGCATCACTTCAATATGTATCTCCTACTGGTTCTATTCGTGAAATGATCGAAGCTGTTAAGATGATGATCAACCAGGTAGGCCAGAATCATTCACTCGCAATCAGATGGGGTGAAGGCGGCACACCACCAAGCGGTGAAGCATTGAAGATTATGAGCATGGAGAATCTTGAGAGCCGTGAATCAGACATACCATTATTTAAGGAATGGGAACATTCAAGATATGAAATAGATCGCACCATATTACAAGTACATCAGAATAAAACATTATCCGAATCTTATTCAGTTGATTTCGCTGAAGCTGGATTCCCTACGACTTGGGCTGAAGAAAAAGATAGACTGCAATTTCAATTAGATAACAACCTTATAGGTAGGAAAGAATTAATCAGGTATTTCAATAATGATATTCCTGATGAACAGTTAGATGAAATGCTTGGTGAATTAAAAGAAGAACAAGAAGCAGATGCACCAGCAGTACCAGAAACAACTACACCATTAC